AACAGATAATGTGCCTAAATCATAAAGAGTAGCTAAGTTGAAAGCTCCAACTAAATAAGTTCCAGCAGTTACTAAAGTAGTTTTGATAATTGGAATACCATCTAAAGACAATTGCCCAGCAACCATTTGCAATCTATCAACGTAACGTTTATCTGTAGAACTAACTTTAATCACTAACAATTTAGCAATATCAGTTGGATGACATAAGATAGCAGTAGGTTCAGGTTGGTCAGCAATAGCAATTTGATTAACTGCAACAGTTAAAACATCAGCCTCATTTGCGTTATCAATAGCTAAAGCGAAATCACCAGCAGCAAAAGCAGTAGCAGTAGTTCTAACTCCGTTCATAGCTGGAGCAGTTCCATTTCCTGAATAAGCAGTTAATTCAACATCTTTGTTTAACTCTCTCAATAATTCGTTGTTAATTTCAGATTCGATGAAATCAATATCATCTAACATCTCAGTAGATACTTTGATAAATGCAGTACGTTTAACAACCGCTTGAGATGCAACAACTAAATTGAAATCAATTTGATTTTTAGTATCACCTTCAGCAGTACCACCAGCAGAACCTTCTTTACCTGATTGGTAAACCCAAGAAATAATGTTTGAAGTAGCTCTACCTCTAGAAACTAAATCCATTAATCTAATTCTACGAGATGCAATAGTGTTTAAACCTTGAATACGTTGCTCAACTGGAACATTACCACCTGATACGTTAGCAGATTCTAACATTGTACCTACTGCTTTTACTTCCATAGAAACCCAAGGAGCAGATGGAGAGTCTTTCAATCCTTTGATTGAATCAACATTAGATTTAAGAGCTTCTTTAATAGAAGATTCTTTTACTACTTGTGGAGCTTCAGTTGATGCTTTAATAGAAAGACCTAATTCTTTCATAGCTTCATTTAAAGACTTCATTTGCTCCATTTGAGAGTTTCTTAACTCATCAACCATTTTCTCAATAGCTACTTTGTCAGCTTTTGTAGATACTAAAGTTTCAATCTCTTTAGAAACTTCTGCGTTAAATTCGTTGTATAAACCAGCCATTTCCTCAGCAGATTTAGTAGCGAATACTTCACTTGTAATTCCTTTCGTTTGTAGGAATAATTCAAATTTGTTCATTTGTTTACTTGTTTAATAAATTAATAAAAAATTGTTTTTGTTCGTTTTGAGTATCTTTCGATGGCTCTGGTTTTTGAGTATCTTCCGATGGCTCAATATCTATACTTATTGTTGGAGTTAGTGAATTACTTCCATCCCACAATAAAGCTGAAATCTCTAATAGTTTTGCTTCTTTAACAACCCAAAAATAACCCTCTGAATCAGCTCTTTCAGGGTTACCAAGTAAAGGATAGTATTTATCCCACGTTGCTTTTTCTTCCTTTGCGTTAATATCGTTTGAATTTACTGCTAAATCCATTTTGACATATTGCATACCAACTGAATGTTGATTGATTTTATTTTCTTTATAAGCTTCAAATACTTTACAATTGTAATCTTCTTCAATCTCAGAAGTACCAACTAAGCAAATTGTATTACCTGACTTTGAAACTCCTAAATCAGACCATTTAATCGGTAGTTCTTCAATAGCTTCAAATTTACCTACTATATCACCAAATGAATGTTTATGGTTATCTAAATGATAGATTTTATCTAAATTCTCTTTAATTGACTTAGTGAAACAACCCTCAACGTGCATATCACCATGTGAATCTAACCAATTATAAGTGTTACCAACTATTTTTACAGTCAAAGATTCTAATTCATTACCATCTTTCATAGGTTTTTTACCCTTAACAGTAATAGATTTATTTTGGATAGTATTATTAACTCCCTCAGAATGTTTTATCTGCAATCGTTTTAAAGCTTTTAATTCTGCTTTTCTTTCAATAACTTCTTTTATTGTCATTTCTTAACGATTTTATTTGATTCAATAGTTTTTAACTTAGCTTCTTTTAGCTTTTTAACATTAATTTCTTTAACTTCTTTTTTCATAGAGTGTTAATCTTTTAACAAAATTAATCAATTTTTGATAATAATATGTAAATTTGTTAAAAAAATATATTTATATGAATTTTCTTCAGGTTATAGGACAAGGTATTTACAGATTAGGTACTAATCAATATACAAAAACGAATCCTTTAAATTACTTAAATCAAAACTACTCAACCATTAAGGAGCAGTATGTAACTATTAACGACAATGAGTTTGAACTATATCGTACTACTCCACAACTATCTATTGTAATCAATAAAGATGCTCAAATGTTGTCGAATGGTCGTTTTGTAGTTAAAAACTTAAAAGGTGAAGTGCAAGAAAATCATGAAGCTTTAAAGTTATTAGCGAATCCAAACGCAATACAGAATCAGAATAGTTGGTTAATGGATTATCAAATACAGAAAAATATCTATGGTAATCAATTTATTTACATTAATAGAGCTTATAAGAGTGCTTTTCCATCTGCTTTAATAAATCTTAACTCTGCAATGGTTAAGGTTGTTAAAACTGGTAAATATGTAAAACAAACGAAGATTGAAGATATTATAGAAAGATACGAAGTAAAGGAAAACGATGGAACACTAACACCGTATGAAGTAAATGATGTTATATTTTCGCAAATAATTAACCCTAACAACCCTTTAATGGGGTTAAGTCCGTTACATTCATTAACTATGCCTATATCAAATATAAGAGGTGCATACGGATTTAGAAATAAAATTATAGTTAAGTCAGGTGCTTTAGGTATTCTTTCAAGTGCAAGTAAAGACCAAAGCGGGGGAATTCCGTTAAACGTTGCAGAACGTCAAAGAATAGAAGCTCAACATTCAAATGATTACGGTATTCACGATGGGCAAAGCTCACTTATTATGACTGGTTCACCTTTGAGCTGGCAGTCTATGAGTTACCCAACAAAAGACTTGCTATTATTTGAAGAAGTAGAAGCAGATTTTAAATCAATTATTGATGCCTACGGACATAATGCAGATATTTACTCAAATCTTAATAATGCTAAGTATTCAAATATGAATGAAGCTTTAAGACAAACATATCAAAATCGTGTTATTCCTGAATCTGAACAATTATGTTTTAATTTGAGTAATAGATTAGGTTTAACGGCACAAGGTTTGATTTTGGAGTTAGACTATTCACATATCGAAGTTATGAAAGATAACGACAAACAATTAGCTGAAAACTTTAAAATGAAAGCAGACGCAATATCAACATTATTAAATAGTGGTTATACAAGGCAAGAAATAGATAAGCTTGTAACCCTTTAAATAAAAAACCCTTAGTTTAATCGCTAAGGGTTTTTTTATGTCTTATTATACTAAAATTTTGACTACTGAGAAATTTAAATCTGAAACTCTCACATCCGTTGATTGATTGTTTTTAACGAATAACTCAACGTAATCGTTTGTTACTAAATCAATTTGATACTGAGTAGAACCAGGATGCTCTTGATTACTTGTTGATGTTCTAATTGTCATTTCTGAGTTAGGTAATATACTTCCATTCTTTGCTATTCCTATACTAATATTCTGATTAGATGCTCCCGACCTTACCGCAGTATTTACAGTAACTAAAAAAGAAGTGTTAAAAGCTCCAGTATAAGTTAGTCTATTATTTGAATGTGTAAATTTAGAATTATTTGAATCTGCAGTTGTTGTTCCTAAAGCTTTTACCCACACATTAACGTTAGGCACTCCAATAGGTGTATCTGTTGTATTGTTAACCATGTAATAAAAACCTCTAGTAGTTGTGTTTTGAATACCTACGCAATTTGTAAATAAAGTTTTATTTGATGTTTGGTCTACTCCTAAAATATAAGAACCACCACCGCTAAAATTAACAGTATCTAGAATATATCTTTCATTTCCAATAGTTGCTGAACTTGAAACATTTATAGACGATTCACCCGACAAAGTAACAAATGAAGAATAAATTATTCTAAACCTTCTTGAAACTGTTAATGTACTTGGTAAAATTATAGCAGTACCACTAGTAGAAGTATCAAATAAACAGTTACCGAATGCAATAGTACCAATACTTCCATCGAATGTCATTCCACTTGAATTAAGGAATGCAGAATCACCCATAACAAAGTTAGAATAGTCTTTAATCGTTCCAACCGTTGCACAATCTACAAAGTTGATACCAAACCAATCGAGCGCAGTTGTTACACCATCACCATCTAAGTCGAATACTTTATCATGCGTGAAAGATATGTTTCTAATAGGTAGTGAATAATTAGAAGTAATTAAAGCAGTTGCAGAATTTAAACCAGTAGATTTTAAATAGCAATTTTCCGAACTAAAACCTAAAATAACTGAATTCTGACCTGATACAATTCTATCACCTAATAAATCAACCGTTGTAGTTACATAATAAGTTGCGTTATCCAATAAGGTAATAACACCACCTACTGAAGTTGGGAAATCCGATTTACTAGCAATAAAATAAACTATGTTAGCTACACTTCCGCCTGTAGCCGTACTAAAACCCGTACTACTGGAATACCAATTTTCAAAAGCTTCTTGACTTGAATAAGAAGTATTACTCTCATCCCTAATATCTGAGAAAGCAACATTTAAAACACTTTCACTAGATTTTAGATTGAAGTTATAAGCAGTTGAATCTGTTTTAGATTTTGTTATTAAAACGTTTCCACTCGCTTCCTCAATGTAATTGTTAGCAGTATCTACCATTACTAAGTAGTTACCTCTTTTGTAGACTTTATAAACCATATCTTTTTATTGTAAAATTACGAAAAACTTTCTGAATAGAACGAACGAGCCATCGTTGAAATACCGTGAACACTATCAGGTGCATCATCATTTTTACTACTACCATCCATTAAATAGGTTGTAAAGTGTCTGAAAAACTTATGATAATCACTATTAACTGGTGAATTATTTAAAAATACTACGTTGTCTTTTATCCATCCACTTAATTGAAATATACGAGCTTGTTTATTTTGCGAACTATGAACGTTTAAAAGTTGGGTACTATTAACATACGGTTCTAATAATGTCGAATAAGTTGCACCTACTCCGTTTGATTCTATTCTACAAAATTCAGGATTGTACTTATTTAGTATTTGAGCAGTTAATTGTGTGTTTGCTTGAAGTCCTAAATCTGTATAAACTACATCAACGATATAAAGTTTCTTATTAATTATTCCACCAATAATACAACAATGATAATCACTATTTTTAGAGGTTGAAACATCAATGTAAGCCAAATAATGTTCTACTTTATCTAAATCAATTGAATCTGTTAATTGTAGTGTATCTTTACTAAATAGCACTCCTTCATAACTATCTAACCAACCACCTAGTATCTCATTTTGGTATTTAATAGGATTGTTACGTTTAATCTTTTCAACTTCTTCTAAAAATGATTCTGATAAATTATCTATGTTGTCTAAATAGCTTGTATGAATATAACAAGTATCTCCCTTTATTCCATTGAATCCTTCTTGTACTTCGTTATCTTCAAAGAATCTTCTATAAATCCAATGTTCTTTTAAAGTTGGGTTAAGAATCAGAATAACGATGTTTTGCTTTTCAGTATGCCTAATTGATAGGTTAATTTTATCAAATACTTTCTCGTCGTGCAATTCTTCAGCTTCATCTAATATCCAACAATTTACACCGCTTAACGATTTCAGATTAGCAGTTTGTTGCCCTGAACTGGTTTTAATGCCTCTAAATAGAATCTCGCCACCTGATTGACCAACAATTTCTGATTTAGTAACTTTGAATTTATCTGCAATATCTAATACTTCCATCTTTTCAACAAATTCAGGAATAATGGAAATATGTGCAGATGTCATTGTATATCTAGTAA